ATGCTTCAGAAAAGGGAAAACAAAGATCAAAACATTTCTCAGGAAAATAAAACAAAGACGATTACGGGTTATGCTCAAGATGGGTCCCTTTATAAAACCTCTTTGAATCAGAATTTGAAATCCGGTAGAACGTATCAAGGTCTTCCTTCGGATCCGGCGGTCCCAAAAGATCCAAAAGACACGATGACTCCGAAAGAGGTGGCCGCTCTTTTAAAAAGGACCATCCGAAGAGTCGGCGATTACAGAAGAGAAGGTTTGCTCGGTAAGTTTTGGAGACTCCGAGACGGAAGCGTCTTGTATTCCAGAATCGGCGTGGAAGAATTTTTTAGAAATCATTTCGTGGAAGTCGAAGAGGATCTATAGATCTTTTTTCTCTTTGTCTTTTATCAAAAGATATCCTTTCAGAGGTTTGGTTTTTTGATTCCTTCGCCAAGCCTTGACTAACAAAATAAGAACTTCCTTCTTGCGATCTGTTTTATTTTAGAATTTGTTCTCAATACTTTCGATTCTTCTTTTTTAAATGTCATTATAAATTATTAATATTCCTATATGATTTATTGAGGCTGGAATTGTTAGCCTCAACTGATTTATATCTATTAGTTCTCTTATTCTTTCTTTTCGCATCTTATCCGAATTCTATTTTAAGAATTCTCAAATTTTAAATTACGATATCTCGTTCGTATCTGGGACCGATAGGAAATTTCGTCCGATTGCGTTCATTTCAGACGTAGAATTTCAATCTTATCCGTTGTAAACTCACCGCAGTGAATGGGAGAAATCCGATTTGGATGTTCCTCCTCACCAAGGAAGTATTCGTATTTTATGAAATTTGAATATATTGAATCCGTAATGAACAAGATGGTCTTGGAAATTCTAAAACCGGATCCTCCGATTTCAATGATTTTGGCGGATCAGATTGTGACTTCTCCCGTCTATCCGTACGGAACCTATAAGGTTCTCGAATTGACTCAAGATTCTTCTAAAAACGCATCCAAATGGATTCAAAAAATCGATTCGGAAAGTTTTAAAGAGATCAGCCGCAAGAATCAAAAAACTTTAATCAGCGTTTCCTTTTTGCACGACGATTCTATCGCCACGTGCTGGGACCTCTGTGAAAAAGCGATGGATTGGTTTGATTCTTTAGACGGGTTGATCGAATGCGAAAAATTCGGAGCAACACCGGATGTAGTTTCGATAAGCGTTCAAGACAAAACCGTTTTAACGGATGCAAACGTCTACGAATACAAGGCCGGGTTCGATCTCCTTTTGAAATCGAGGAAATACAGTGAAAAACAAGGCGAATCAACTGCAAGCGCACCAACGGTTGAATTTCAGGAGGAAGCATGAGCGCACAAACAATCTCAAAAATAGAACCGATCAGTATCAATCTATTTCTTAGAAATACACCGGTCTCTCAAATGGGGTTCGGACTACCTTTGATTCTTGGAATCAAAGCTCCGACCTATTCTCTACAAGTCTCGAACGGTTCCGCAGGGCTCATTTGGAAATCCGCAACGAACGGAGTCGTTTTCATCCAAGTGATTTACGTTGTCGCAGGTAACAATACGGCCCTAAGCGTAGTTCGTAGCGGTACCGGAACTTCAAACGATCCCTATGTAATTACGGTTAACGTAGCTACGGATGCTTCCGGTTTGGCTACTTCGACTGCGCATCAGATCAAACTTGCGGCGGAAGCGGTTTCCAATATCGCCGGCGCAACCAAGATCGTGGACGTCGTCGAAGTCGCAAGTGCAGGCTCAGGTGTCGTTTCGTCTTTTGCTCAAGCCCCCTTGAATTACGAACGTTATATGGAGATCACTTCGACCGACGATCTTTTAGAACTCGGTTTTATTTCAACGGATAAAGAATATCTGCAAGCATTGAACGCTTTCAGACAAACTCCGAGACCTAAGACCATCGCCGTCTTTTTGTTAACCTCTTGGTCCAATGCTTCGGTCGAAATTTCGGATCTTAGAAACGGAGGAAAGGACGCTTGGTTTAAAACCACCGCGACCACTCACGACAAAACTGAATTACACGCGTTAGGTGACTATCTCGCTTCGATCGAAAAGATGTTTTTTGGATGCACGGACGACCCCACTACGTTGACCGGGAGAAATTCCATCTGGGAATACATCATGCTTCATAAGAATCCGAATTCTTTTCCTGAAGCGGCGTGGGTTGGAAATTCTTCCCCTCGAAGAGTCGGTTCCTATAACTACGCCTATCTTCCGTTAGACGGCGTTGAAAACTCGGGATACAGCAACTCACAGGTGAGTTCCATCTTTGCGGATAACGGTAATTTGATCGTGGACTTCGGCGGCAAACAAGTTCCTTATCCCGGAATTTCCACGGGCCAGGTTTATGCGGATGTTGTGGAAAATCGCGCCTGGTTGAAAGCTCGTTTGAAAGAAAACATCACAAGTCTCTTTCTAAATTCGGACGTTGTTCCTTATACGATTCAAGGAATTCAGATGATCGAGTCCAGAATGCGCGAGGTATTTGCGCAAGCCGGAGTTCAAGGGATCATCGCTCCCGTGGAAACGGAAACCGATAAAACACGATCTGATCTCGGCGACTATCAATACAAAATCAACTTGCCGGAAACGATCGATGAAATCCCAACCAACGATCGAAACAATCGAATCCTTCCGAACATCACCTTCTCATGCCGTTTGAGAGGAGCTATCAACGAAGTGGATATCGACGGCGAACTAACCTAAGGAGTAATGGAATGAATGGCATTTGGGATCCAAAGAAATTAAACGTTAACTGCAACGGACGCGACGTGTCCGGGATGAGTCAAGCGGACGGGTATTTTAAAATCGAACCGGTAACAAAAGAATACATCCTTTCGCAAGTTGGCATCAAAGGAGATTGGAATATCTCCGAGATCTACGACGGAAGAGTTAAACTCACGATCACCCTTTTGGGTGATTCTCCCGAGAACGAATTCTTTTTCGCATTGGGAGAAGGTCGACTTCCTTGCGTGTTTACCATGAAAGATAAGAGCGACGGCGGGATGCTCGGATTCTCGGCGCAAGGAAGAGTTTGGGAAAGACCAAACATCGAAAGAGGTAAGGAATACAAAGATCGTTCTTGGGTCTTTCTACTTCCTGATTACAAAGGAGTTTTGACAGCATGATCAACGAGACTACTCAACTCGATTCTACAAATAAGGAAAAAGCTTCCGGTAAAACGATCGTTTCGGAATCGGATGTTTCGGTTTCTCCAAGCGAACCGATTTTGGAGACAGTGGATGACGACGCAAGAGTTGCTCAGATTCATTTCGTAGACGGACGGAAATACAAACTTCAACATCCGGGGAATCGTAAGGCTCTTCGTTGGAGACAGGAATCGATTTCTCTAACGGAAGGACTCAATCAAGATAAACTCTTGGATAAGTTCTTTAAGTTTTGTGTGAAGGGTGTAGGGCACAGTTTCGAACCTACGTTAGACGTCATTGAGCCGAACCACGTGGAGGTGTGGCTGCATTTAGCGAATCGATTTCTTAAGTGGGAGTTGGAATAGTCGATTTCCTGAATTTGACGAGGCTCCGGCCGCCGAAGAATGGATGAAGTGGATCGATGAAGAAGTGGACCGCGAACTCTTTTTTTGGAAACCCTTCATCCTCGGTGTAGCGCATTTTACGAGTAAAGAACTCGAAAATGCCTCCACCGTCCTCTATATGAAGATGATGGAAGTAGTGGATCGTAGAAAGAAAAGAGAAGCCGAAGAGAAGGCGGAAGAATTGAAATTCTTAGCGAGGCTGATTCAAGGCTCGAGTCTTTGAGTTTTTGAAAAGAATATGATAAGGTTGGGGAAAGATTAAGAATATGGCTGCAAGAGAATTGAACATAACGATTAAAATCGGCGTGGATCCGGACGATCCCTTTTCGGGCATTCGAAAAGAATTGGAAGATTTGCGTTCTAAGCTAAAAGAATTTTCCGATTCAACAAATTTCATCTCCGAATCGGGAATTAAGGCTTGGGAATCTTTGGGTAGCTCTATGGCGGATTCGATTCGAGGAATGTCCGGTTTGGCTCTTCTTTCCGAAAGATTAGGAACAACGGAAGGTTCTCTTCGAAAATTGTATGCGAGTACGAAAGGGAATCCTCAACTTGAAAAAGAATTTTTCAACGTTGCGAAGGCCGCCGGTTTTACGGAAAAAGACGTCGCCAAGTTAAACTTTCAATTGAACGCAACGAGCAAAATCGCGGCTTTCGCCTCGGCCTCTCTCAAAACTCTTTCTTCGATCGGGTCCTTCGCCTTTAAGACAGTAATCGGACCCTTTTTGGAGGCGGGAATCGCATTAGAAAAACAGAATGAAGTTCTAAAAACCCTTTCCGGATCCGCATATCCAGGACTTCAATCCTCGATTGAGAATACGATTCGCAGTTCCAAAGGTTTGGCGACTCAAAATGATCTGACCGAAGCCGCAAATCAAGCGATCAAAGCCGGAGCCTCGGTAGACTTTATTTCGAAAAATCTTTCCGGTCTTCAGAAAACATCCAGACTCGCAGGAAACGATCTATCCTCTTCCATGAAGGAAGCTTTTGAGGCGATCAACGACGGCAATGGAGAATTTTTAAAAAAGAACGGAGCTTTGTTTTCGGATTATTCTCAAGAATTCAATCGGATCAATCAATCCGGCATGTCGGCCGCCGACAAAAGAATCGCAAGGGAAAAGTTGATTTCCTCAGCGTTGAATGAAAATAGTAAATTACAAAATTCTTATGGACAACACGTAAGGACCACTTCGGCGATTTTAGATCGATTCAGCGGAACGATACAAAATTTGAAAGAGAAGTTCGGTCTTTTGATCCTGGACGCACTCAATCCTATTTTAAATCTTTTTGTGGATCTATTTGAATATTTTACCGAAGGCGAAGAGGCCGCCGATAGACTGGAGGTCGCGTGTATCGTTTTGGGGAGTGTGTTAAGCGGCATTGTCGCGGCGCTAATCGCCGTGGGAGTGAACATGTTAATTACTTCCGGGTTTACATTTGCTTCCATGATTCCTGCTTTGATCGGTATGGCTACGGCCGGATGGGCGGCGATCGCTCCTTGGCTTCCATTTATCGCGATTGGAGTCGTCGTTGCAGTTGTGTTAGGCGGCATTGTCCTGATTATTCGAGATCTCTTTAAATGGATGAAAGGAGGAAAATCCGTCATAGGAGATTTTCTCGACGTCTTCGGTCTCATCAAAGCTAAGTTTGATAACCTGATGGATACGGTTCGTTCGTTCAAGGACGGCATCTTTCAATTCTTCAGCGACCTCGGACCAAAAATCCGCCAATTGATAAGCGACATGGTTCCTGCGGGTGTTTTAAAATTTTTAGGAATCGCTCCTGAAATCAAAGAACCTCCGACGACGGTGCAAGATGCCATTATCACCAAACACGGAAAAGTCATTCAATTTCATCCGGATGATAATATCGTTGCGGTAAAAGATTTGGGCATCTTGGGCGGATCCAAGGCCGGAAGCGGCAAAGGAATTTCCGTCAATATCGCCAACGTGACGTTAGGCTCCGGATCCACTCAAAAGGACGCTCAGATGTTCGGCGCCTACTTAGAAAAAGAACTTGAGAAGATTGCGCTGAGGATCGGTCTTCAATCCGGACTATCCCCGGAAGGAGCTGCATGATGGGAACGTTAACGAGTAGAGATACAATCGCACTCACAGACGGAGATACGGAAGTGGAAATGAACGTTTCCTTTGATATCCAGTATTCCTATCCTGCGGAGGTTACGGGGCATCCCATCGAGAGAGAGAAAGGGAAAGCTTCAATCGCGGATTATGTTATTCCCGGACAAAGGGGAATTACGTTAAGCGCTCTTTTATCCTCGTCTTCTTCCGTCCTGACCCTTTCAAGAATGTCAGTGGATGAGAAACTCGATACGTTGATCCGTTGGCAAACGAGTGGAACGTTTTTGACCTTATTGGGTTATGGGACGGGAGGTATTATCAACCGGATATTATCGATGCTTCCCTCCTTTTTTCGTTTTGTGGAACCGGATGATCCCGATCAAAGATATCTCGGAAGATCGGTGGACGAAATTCCGAATCTACTTCTCGGAGATATTACATTTTCTGAATCAAAGGAGAATGGAAACGACGTTCCCATCAACCTCTCGATCGTTCCGATTCTGGTTGCGGAGGCGAAGACAAGAGATGTAAAAGCTGTGAAATCGGGCGGTAAAAAGTCGACCCAAGAAGTCAATAAGTCGAGTAATCCTAATCCGGCAAAACAAAAGTAAAATAGGTTATTAGAATATGCCAATATTTAGATATTTACCAGTCGATGTCGATTCTCTTCCGATTCGAAATACATATCAGATCGGATCGAAAGAATTTGAATTCGAATTTACATACAACCAGGTCGGGGACTTTGTAACTGTTCTTGTGAGAGATCAAGACGGAATAGACTTGTTCTCCTCCTGTTTGATCTACGGGATTCCTTTGAATCATGTCGTGGTGGACGAATTTCCTGTTTCCGTCTCGCTCAAACCCTTGGACATCGATGATCTATATCGTGAAGAATTTGTCGAGATCCCGGTGAATCCGCAAACTCTCGGAGCCAAAGTTCAGATCTACATAGAAGGTGAAGAATGAGCGGAAATCCTAAACTTTTCGGTAGAGTGGTGTCCCTTGAGATTCTTCCGAAAGGTGGAATCGCCAAGGAATTTACTTATCCTCCGTTCGATATCGAATTTGAATCGGAGTTGAGTCCCTTGAATCTTACAACGGTGACGATGTATAACGTCAACGAGGACACGATGACTTTGGTTGGAGCAAAATCGCAAGAGGCCGGTTTTCAATACCCAAGCGTTTTTTTAAACGCGGGTTATAAGGATGAAAACGGCTTGGTTGCTTCCGGGAATGTCATTCGTCCTAAACTCAAACAGGATGGAGCGAATCGAATTTTAGAATTTCAGATCAATGCAAATGCAGGTTCTTGGTCTCGTTCTTATATAATGAAAACATATAGTAAACTTCCGGCTATGAGCGTGATTTTAGATATCTTAGAAAGAGGAAACGTTAAGCCCGGAAAAATTGTTCTCGGTGAAAACAAGGTGATCAGCTTTAGCGCAAACAGATCGTTAGGCGATTCTATTAAGAAATTCTGCGAGCTTACAAAATCTCAATATTGGTTTCAAGACGGCCTTTTGCACATTGATTCTCTAAAACCTAAGCAAAGACCAGGCGTCCTCTTTTTGGATAACACCTCCGGTCTGATCGGGATTCCGGAACAAGGTCAAAAAACTTGGAAGATAACAAGTCTGTTTCGACATAAGTTTAAGCAGAACATGGTCATCTCGATTCACGGAGGAAACTTAAACGGAGATTGCAGAATCGTCGGCGGAAAGCATAAGTTCTCAACGTTCCAGTCTGAAAATTATTCCGAATTGGAGGTCGTTCCTCTATGAACTTAGACGAGGTCATTCTTGCGGCGATGAACAACTCCCTCTCAAAGGTTCAGGTTGGTCTGCCGGGAATTGTAGATTCTTTTAATCCGAATGATATGACGGCTAACGTTAAAATTCCGTTTAAACAAAAAGACGGATCCGGAGAGGAAAAATTATTCCCCATTCTTTCAAACATTCGAGTGGGAACATTGTGGGCCGGTGATTTTTACATAAAGCCCGATTACAAACGTGGAGATAATGTTTGGATTTCTTTTTCCACATACGATACGTCGGATGCGGTAAGAGGAGTCAGTTCTTTGGTTTCGGATTCGTTATTCGATCTACAGAGCGCATGTGTCGTCTGCGGATACAAAGGTGATGAGGATTTACCCGCTGTGACCGCGAATCGTCCCGGTTTGCTGATCGGTAACAAAGAAGGAAAATCTTTTATTCAATTCGAAGACGATACGATTAAAATTCAAGGCGGTTTGATCGATCTCTCCGAAGCGGCGGTGTTAGGAGATACGCTTGCGCAGTTGATAAAACTAATCTTGGACGTTTTTATAAACAACGCCGCTTCCTTTACGACGAACGCAAATCCGGGCGTTCCTTCAGGCTTGGCCGCCGCGGTCGTAACTCAACTCAATTTGAGAAAGGGTGAAGTGGATCAGATTCTTTCAAAGAAGGTAAAAATAGGATGAAGGGTTTTAAAATTGAGAACGGGGACATCGTAAAAGTGAAAGGGCGGTCCGTAGTCTTGGAAGATTTAGAATACTATGCCCAAAGAATCAAACACGCGATTCGATTGTCCCTCGGAGAATCCGTTTATGAACCTCTGACCGGGATGGATTGGTTTACGATTTTTTCCACAAAAATTCCAAGGGAGAGGGTAGTGATTGAAATTAAGAAAATCCTTTTAAAGGATCCGGAAACGATCTCGATCGAAAAAATTGAAGTGATAGAGACGAACGATTCAAGCCGAAAAATATACATTCAATATTCTGCAAATACTAAATTTGGAACCGTCGTGGAGGAAATATAATGGCTGGAGTGACAGAACAAGGTTTTATTCGTAAGACTAAAGATCAGATTTTTTCCGACTTGGAAGAGAAATATAAAACAAATCTTGGTCAAGATATCGATTTGTCGATTTTGAGTGAGGACGGCATTCGGATGAGGATTCTTGCCGATGAATTGGATCTGATCCATCAGTTGGCCGAATCCGTATTCTATTCTAACTTTGCGCATACTGCAAGAGGTGTTTCGTTGGATCGGGTACTCAATCCTTTAGGAGCGGAACGTCAGCCCGCGAAACGATCGATCGTCGCATTAAAATTTTCGGGTTTGGATGGATCCTTTATAGAGGTCGGCACAATTTGCCAGACCGGAAACGGATACCAGTTTATTTCTATAGAATCGGGGACGATTGCGGGTGGCTTCGTAATTTTGAATGCCCAGGCGCTGAGTATCGATTATGGGATCAACGGGAATGTGGCAGCTAACACCATTAATACGATCAATACTGCGATTGCAGGAGTTGATTCGGTGATTAATCTCGAACCCGCGAGAGGAGGAAGAACGATTGAAACCGATCTTGAATATTTAAATCGTTTTATGGCTGAGGGAGTCAACGGAGGTTCATCTGCTGCGAATGTTCAAGGAGTTTTGAATCAGATCGAAGCGGTATTGAGCGCTGTAATTTATGAGAACAATACCGATTTTGCTGATATCGACGGGAGGCCGCCGCATTCTATGGAGGCTGTGATTGAAGGCGGTAGTTCGGAAGAAATTGGAGAAGCTTTTCTAAGAAATTGGCCGGGTGGTATCGAATCCTTCGGATCCGTTAATACGACGGTCATCGATAGCAAAGGAGTTGCTAGAACTTATTATTTCAATCGGCCGACCGATGTAACTATCTATGTAAAGATCGATATCGTTCAAGACTTAGCTCTTTGGGTTCCTGGGTCCGAATCCGTCGTGAAAACAAATTGTATCAAGGTAATAGGCGGAGTGGACACGATCAATACGATTTCAAAAACTTTTAAGGGAGACGGAACGGGCGCGGACGTATTTGCTTGGAAGCTTATCGCCGCTCAGAGCGGATTGAGTGAATACGAATCCATTAAGGTTTTAGGAATCAAATCGATGTCTGCGAAGGTAGGTTTGTCCGCTCCAGCAACGTTAGACGAACTTTCTATGAATAGTCGTCAGAGAGCGAAGTTAATTACTGCAAACATTCAGGTAAATTTTGTATGACAGAATTAGAAGTAGTTCTACAAAAATATCCTTCCTCACTTTTTACGCGCGCTTCGGAGTCTCAGATCGGGAAGCGATGGAACGCTGAAATAGAATTGTTAAACGAAGCCCGTACGGTCTTGGAGTCGATACGAGGAATCACCGATTTTCGAGTTCAAGAGGGCGCGCTTCTCGACTTGATTGGAAAAAATTTAAAACAATCAAGAGAGGGAATGGATGATTTCCGTTATCGAATTTTTCTCTCGATCGCGAGACAAAAAAGAAAATCTAAGGGCGATATTCATTCTATGAATGAAATTGGATCTCAAATTCTGGCCGGCACAGGAACCTTATATGAAATTCAAGAACTCTGTTATGGAGGAGTTCCTGAATTGCTCGACGGCTCCTTAACCTTAAATGGAGAATTTCCTCTTTCCGGCAACACGAAAAGACCGGCGACGATTCGAGTGATCTTTTCCGGATCAACGGATACTGTCGTGGTAACTCCCGAATTCAACAAAGCCATCGCACAGATTCGTGCAGGCGGAGTGAATGCGATCATCAACTATCGTTTCGAGACCTCTACCTTGTTTGGTCGTTTGTATGGTTCGGCAATTAGAACTTCATTCTTAGATGGAACCTGGGTATTCAATGGATTTACTCTATTTGAAGATTCTAATATTAGAATTTTACCCTATGAGATTGCATTTGGAATCGGAGGGCTGGTTTCAGGGGAGCCTCGGGTTCCTCTGCCTAGCGATACCGGGTTACAAAATGAAATTCTTAGAAAGTTAGTCGAAATTCAAGACAACCCAGACGGGACGAGGAACTTTAAAGTTACGATCAAACAATCGGAAGCGATTGGAGCCTCTATCAATGAACTCGGCTTATTTGACAACGACGGAAATCTGATGTTCCTCAAAACATTTCCTTCCAAACCGAAGGACAATTTGATTGTTTATGATTTTGTCATCAAGGAAGAGTTCTTATGATTTCCATATCGAATTGGGAGGAACATGTTTTATCGGATTGCAGACTTCAAGAAGATTGAGGGATTGTTTGATGTGGTCTTTGGCGGTTAACAATCGCTATAAATATATGAAATTTTATAATATTGGAATGGATTTTAAGGAGTGACGATGGCAGTATTCAACGCGACGAAAACAAGAACTTGGACGAAAAACACCCCGGCGGACGGGGATTTACTTGACGATGAGATTGATCGACAATATGCGAACGACCAATATCTAAAAGATCGGATTGATCAGACGGATTTAAATCTTTCCGGAGCTCAAGTTCCGCTTGGTGGTATTATAGAAGACAATTTGGATCAAGCAAACGTGTCCCTATTTAAAGAGGCGAATGCACAAGCGATTTCGAGAACTACATATTCGGTGCTCTGGAATCTGATTCACCGAAACGTAAGCGGTATCGCACCTTCTACAGACCGAGTCAGCGTAACTGCACACGGTCTTTTGGAAGGGAAGTTGGTTAAGTTTGCATTTACCGGAGGAGGAGTTACTGCCCTTACAAAATACTATGTGAGGAACCCAACTGCAAATGATTTTCAGATTTCATCCACGCCGACTGGGAGTATTTTAGATCTTACGTCTTCGCAGACGGGAGAGATGATCGTAAATACAGAATACGGATTTGGAGATGGTGCTACGACATACAACCTACCGGATCGAAGAGGGATTTTTGCAAGAGGTGCTGGAGTTCATGGAACAAGGACTAAGGCTGCCGGAGCGAATTATGATGCGGGTGCAATCGGATTCGAGGGACAGGACCAACTACAAGGATTTGTTATTCAAGCAGTGAGTAATGGTGGATCAGCAATTACTCCTGGTGGAAGTATTGGAACTGGAGGGCCTCAAATTCCTTCTAACGACGGGACTAATGGCAGCCCTCGTCTTGGAAGTGAAACAACTCCCGCGTACGTCGCAGTAAAATATAAAGTGAGGGTCGCATGAACTATATTATAGAAAAAGAAAGTAGCAAAGTTGTCTGGATAAACTCAGATTCTCAGAGATTAAGTGGAAAGGACGTTTGGTATCAGTTCGATCCGGATCAACATGAAATTGTTTACGCGGTAAATTACAACCCGCAGATTCAGGATATTTTTCAAGCGCCAATAGTGGAAGGAGTCGCCAAAAATTTTCAACCGAAGTCAGTCTATCGCAAGACAACGGGACAGGAAAGAGTTCTTCATGACTGGAATGATGATATCGATTCGGAAAATGAAACCGAGGAAAGACCTCTTCACGATGGAGAAGGAAATCAAATTCCTCATCAGATCTATACAAACTCAGGATGGAAGTTGGATCTTGATCAAAAAAGGAAAGAAACGATCGATCGAGTCAATCGAATCTGCGAAACGAAGATCGTAGCGAGTTTGACATCCGGTGCATTGGGCTCTTTGCATCTTTATAGCTTCGATCGAGACGATCAGCTCAACTTACTCGGCGCCGCATCTTTGGAAACGAATGTTTACTTTAAATGCAAAGATCTCTCCGCGATGGAAGATCTCTCCGCGATGGAAGATCTCTCCGCGATGGAAGATCTCTCCGCGATGGAAGATCTCTCCGCGATGGAAGATCTCTCCGCGATGGAAGATCTTAGAGTCCACACTCCATCTCAAATTCGCCAAGTCTTGGCTGATGGTATGAATCGAAAGGTGTATTTGCTTCAAAAGGTAAGGGAATTCAAAGCCAAGATGAATGCAGTCACTTCGATAGAGGAACTCCAAGAAATCGACATAAATTCTGGATGGGATTGA